CCAGTACCAGTAATATTAACATTAGCAACTTGTGATGTTAAAACTATTTCGGTGTTACTTGTTACGCTGTCTACGCTGAACACGCCATAGTTCGTATCAGGGAACAAAGGATCGTAAATTTTAATTACTTCTCCTGCAGTAATATCATTATCAAATAAAGTTCCAGTTCCAGTTATGGTATTAGTAGAGTTGTTTGTTTCAGTGTCTATGACACCGTCTACAGTATTAGAACTTGGTGGGTAATCTGGGAAACCGAACTCGTACTCACGATAATCACCTGGATTATCTTTCGCACCAAACTGCCCTGTTCCTCTCTTCATTTCTAACAATGTCCAAGATTTACTATCAAATTCTGCCGGATCATTTGAGTTAATGATTTTTGCATAACACAAAACGTCTGTCGTTTCTGGCCGCCAAGCATTATAGATAACTCGAATATCTTCTGCAGAGTTTCCGCTTTCAAAAGAAAGAGGTTTTGAAATATGTTTCGTAGAAGAAGCACCGTAATTGGTGTGCTCATTCGCGCTATCATTATTAATCAACCAGCGACTTGTAGAGAAAGTAATTTCCTCAACATTGAAAACTGGACACTCAAAACTTGTAGCAGAATTAGGTCCACTGTATGTGAATGAAAAATTTATATTCGCAGATTTAGCACCCGATAATTCAACTATTTCAGTAGAACGAGAAAGAATTAGTGCTTGATAATTTCTTATATGGTTTGGCGCTGTCAAAGACAAATCGTTCTGAGTTGATGACAACATTTCATAACCACTACTTCCATCCGATTTAGCAAAATTATATGTACCAGTACAGGCATAAGTCGTTGGCAAATCTAATCCTATATCGCAAGAGAATACTGAAACAGGGAAATTTTCAAGCGAGGCGACGTTAGCAGTAGCACCTGAATTAACTCCAACCAGAACGCTGCTAGTGGTAATATAATTTGTGGTGTTTGCTGTTGATTCAGTTAAAATTATTCTTTTAATTCCTTCGAAATAATTTTCAACTTCTGCCGTAGTTGTACGGATAAAGTTTCCGCTGATGGTATTTTCAACAGGTTCAGTAAGTTCGATTTGAGTATCAGAAATGATATTATCTACTGTCACCACCTCAACTAGAGTGTTATCAGTGCTATCAATTAATATGATTCGTTCATCTTCATTCAAACTTGTAAATGTAGTTGCAGTGCCAACCAGAATTTCTTGACCACCAGTAATAGCAACAGTTCCTGTAGAATTCGCAGCATTAACATATACTGTTTCGGCATTAAAGAAATCTGTAGAAATATTCGAGAGCGTTAAAAACTCTTCATTCTTATTAGTAACCTTTAAAGTTAGGTCTTGATCAATAATATAGTTTGCAAAATGAATATCAAATTTTAAATCAGTATCATCTTTTTTGTTGAAATTTTTCGCAAAGTTTGAATTGTTAATAGTACCTGTAACATTCTCTAAAGTGTAGAGATCGCCTCTATGCTCTTTGCTTGCACCAGGAGAAGGTGTATTAGTACCCAATATTCTATCGCCAACTTTGCAAGTCCAAGGAATAAACAATTCATCATCAAACATTAAACCGAATGCATATTTCTTACCAACTTGAACTCGAATAGGATCCTCGAAAGTAAATGTTGTCTCTGCCGTTGCATCAGAAGTTGCAATAATTGAAGTATATGGCAGTGTTGTTAACGATGATGTATATTGTTCTTTTAAAACAGGAGTGTCGTTTTCTACGTCTAACAAAACACAAGTAACAGAAGGATTTTCTATTCCGCATCGATTATTTTTTCTGTCTGGTTTATTTAAAAAATAAACGCTGATAGAAGTGATGTCTGCAACTTTAGAATTGTCAAATGCGTTTGGATCCAAGAAAAAACTTTGAATATAATCTGGTAACAATTCTTGTGAAACTTTGATCGGCGGACCAGGAATTGATGGTGGTGGGCAAGTTATGATTGGGGGCAGTGCTTGAACCTTTAAAGTGACTGGGTCGCTATCAGTTGCGCCGAAAGTAATTTGATGGTATGGAACAAGTATGATACTTCTTGTAAGTCCATTTTCCCGCCAATCTTGTAACCAAGTACGATTCCAATCTGTTATCCTTCTAATTCCGAAACGAAAATATGCGTGCCTAAAAACATTCAATCGAAGCGTACCTTCAGGAGAACTTAAGAAGTGATCTGCTCCCCAAACCTTTTTAGTTGTTCTAAGATTATCAAACGACCCCGTGATATAACTTCTGTTATTCCACTTTTTGCTCTGACCAATTGGTTTGCAAAATTTAGTTATGTTGTAGAATTTACTGTTATATACGCCATTGCCGCCAACGACAGTATCATTAGTAACAGGAACCAATACGCAGTACTTTGTGTTTGGAATTAAGTTACTGAAATTATTTTTATGAAATCCACCTTTGTATCCGAACTGCTCTTGCGGACTCTTACAGAGTTTATATGGATGTGCAGGGTCTCTAGACTTGTTATTCCAATTCTTATTAGATTGATTCGGTTTATACTTTATTCTCATTTCAGTTTCCAACTTGAATTTAAAGGATCTCTAATACTTTCTCTTTCACCTGCGCCTCTCACGCCACGGCCGCCATCACCCGAAGGAGGCAATGAACCAGTACCACCGTAAACTATTTCTACAGCCGTATCTAGTTTAGGGGTGCTCGGCGGTATCGTTTTTGTATCTACTGTGTCTTTTATCGGCAACGAGATTCCGCATCCAATTGGTTGAGTTGTAACAATCGGATCTTTTTTGTTAGTAACAGGTATATCAACAAAAGGAACCGGAGTCAGCGTTTTATCTATTCCTATATCAATTGTAATTGTGGGTTTCGTAGGCGTTGGTGCTGGTTTACAAATCACAGGTCGAATTGGTTTATACAGAGATGGCCTTGGCCTTGGTCTATTAAATTTTGGAATAATAAATTTTGGTAATCTTTGCCCATCACCAGTTGTTGCGGTTTCAAAAGTTCGCACATCTCCTGGAAAACAAATATAGTAACTGTGTATAGGCGAACCTTTTACAACTCGCACTTTTATATATCTACCAGCACTGAAGTCATACGGGAAAGTTAATTTACCAACATTTTTTACCCAATAATCGAAATTGGCGTTGTTAGAAACATAAGACCAATTTGGAGATGAATTCCATCTGCCAGAATAATCAAAAGATCCTCTGTCTCTGGTCACGCCACCAGTATATAATGGTTGTAGTTTTAAGTTCTGTAACTCTCTTCTTCTTTCTTTTGTAAGATTAGTCGGTTTTAAAGTTTCATTGGTATATATCAAAGAGTATCCACTATCTTTAGTCTGAGATTGATATATTTCAAATCTGTCTTTACCGCCGAACACATTAAATTCAATTGTTACATCTGTAGAATCCGCTTCAATATTAGCGGAAAGAGTAAATACAGTGTCTTGATAAACAGTTGAATTTCTTCCATCGTTTGCTCTGTTGTTATTGGTAATGTAAATACAAGTTGTTCCGATGGTAGTGTTTGCCTCAGGTACTGGCGTGGTGTTTGGTGTAGGTTCTGTGTTTGGTGTAGGTTCTGTGTTTGCAACTATAACTGGACCAGCAGTAGCATTGCTCTGAGTCAATACAGTTTTGGAATTATAGCGATATTTCGCTGTATAACTGTCGACATACGAAGCACTTGATCCATTGCTACCAACTGCGTCGTCATCTGATAGTTTCAAATCTATATTAATTTGTTCTCTTGACGGATGCAAATTACTTTCATAAATTGAAGCATTGTATTGAGGGTGTTCGAAATCAGAATAAGATTGCTTTTCATCAGCAAAGTTTTCAACGAAAAATCCAAATTTAAATCTTTCTAGAGTTGTATCTACAGAACTTGGTATGACAGAATTTTTAACTCCGTCTTCGAGTTCTGAGATATTTGCGTAATACTCCAGCACAGAAATTCTTTTTTCTAATTGACCAATTTCTTCCATGGTATAACCAGGATTTTGTTGATCAACCGCCGAAGTCGTGACAGAGAATTTATTTAATCGAACGCTTTCTCCATTTTGATTCATTCTTGTTTTTTCAATCTCTGCCACATCATCAGATAGATTTGCTGGTAAACTAGGATATGGCGGTATTACTGCCGAATACAGTGTCAACTGAGATTTAGATGTATCAGGGTGACGATCAGATGCTTTTAAAATCTCAAATTCACCATCTCCATTAAGAACAATCATATCTTGACGACCAACATAATATGTCAGATCGCAGAAGAAGTCGCTCTCTGGTACAGGGAACTTCAAATTATTACCAGAGAACCTTGTCGCTTCAGATGCTACTGGTGGATTTAATGGAGCAATTTCAGAATTAGATGTCGCAGCGACAGTATTTGATGTTACAGGTCGGAAGTCAATACACTCGCGAATGTCTTTATATCCACCAAACTGATTAGTAAGTTCTGGTATTTCAAGAGTGTTAATATCTGTAGTCAAACTTGATAATTCTACTTCGTCATTAATAGTATAAGAACGAATGGTCTTCACGCCTTCAGAACCGTGTGAAGTGTAATCAAATTCTACAAGGAACTCTGAACTTGAATTAACTGTCAACGTTGAAGAAGGATCTAATACCAACTCGCCAAGATCATAGAAGTTTTCATTTTGCTTATGATTGATATAAAAATTGTTTGTTACATCAGTGCCACTAGTGTTGCTTCCAGCATATACTTTGCGGAGGCGAATGATATCGGCGAAACCAAGACACCAAGGACCAGTGCTTCCTGCTACGTTATTTGAACAATCAATTTGTACAAAGGTGTTTCGTTGAGCAGACTTAACAACAGTGTTATCGGTGTTTGAACGCTGATTAACTGTAACTGCCACATTAGCAGTTGCGCTCATAGTGATATCAAGATCAAGCGTCATCGTTAAACGGTCAACACTGGTATTAGCGAATGCTGTGGTTCTGCGAGACATTGGTACTGGAATACCATTAGGATAGCATCTAAAGATATCAGTAACAGTTCCAAGACTATCGAATGCAGTATTTGGAGAATAAACAATTGTATTAGAATCTGGCGTTTTATTAACAAAAGCAATAGCAGTATTAGAACCATCAGTTACTTGAATATAATCGCCTGGATCCAAATCTGCAATAAAAGTTGTATTGTTACTGGATATGATAGAATCTACAGAAGAGTTTCCAGGAGTGATAGTTGTATCCGTCCCGACAATACTAACATTAGAAACCAAATCTTCCTCGGGCGATACAATTAATTGATTCTCTTCGAAAGAAGAAAGATTCCCAGAGTATGGGAACACAGTTCCAGAATCTGCAGAAATACTAAACGTGCCGCCAGTTTGAACAACCTGATTAGTTTTGACAGTTCTATACTGATATTGTACATTAGCAGAAACACTAGAAAGAGGTCGACCAGTATGGAAAAGCAAACTGTTGTTTTCTGTTAATTGTAACTTAGCACCAGTTTGTGCTCCGGTCTGAGTATTCACAGTTTCTGGAATAATATCAGCAACGCCAGCATTAGAACCAGCGACAATAGATCTGACGTCTACGAAATTTTGACCAGCATTCATTCGAACATCGAACAGATACAGACGATATATTGCTCCAGGAGTTCCTTGATCAGAACCACCGTGATACATCACACTACGGATTCTTGCTTTACCGATTTCAGTTGGATTGACTGCTGCGATTGCGCCGCCATCCGGATAATCAGTAACAGATTTGACGGCAGCGTTTCGTAAACTTACCTGTGCGCCTTCTTGAAAGTCTGTGTGTCCACTAAATTCGTTGACAAGAAGATAATTACCATACACTAAATCAAAAACTGTATTCGACAAACTGTTAGTATCAGTACCCTTCTCTACATCTACCGCATAGTTTCTATCAGTTTTAACACGATAACCATTAATATACGCGTGTCCTGGATCAACTACATAAGAGAAATGCGTATCGGAATTTGCGATCGAAAGAGTTGACCGAGTAGTTAAATAGAATTTATCTAGAACATAATTTCCAGATTCTTCATATGTTCTCTTTGCAAACTCATCAGCAATTCTATCATATTGCGTTGGATTTGTGAGATAATATCTTCCCTCAGAAAACTTGACCAGCGAAAGGAACTCGCTATCTTCATCTGCTTCTTCTTGGGTTTTAACTGATAAAGTTGGAACCAATTTCAAACGATTGGCACCAGGAGCATTTTGATTCAAGAAACCAGCAGCATTATCAACCAACGAAGGATCAACGGCACTATTCGCTACCGTTTCTGTTGTAGTGAATCCAACAGAAATTGCGTTTGGTGTATTAGCATATCGATCAATAATAATAAATTGATCTTCTACGCGCATGAAGTAACCTTTCTGATAAACAGTTCCTTCAGTTACATTTACGCCATATGCAGAACCAGTAGAAGAAGTTACAGCAGCAACTGTTACATTCGCTAAGTGAGCGTCGCCTGTCAAATCCAAATTATCAATTTGAGTATTAGAAGCAGATGTAGTTGAGATTGTTACGTGAGGATCAACATAATAGTTTTCTCCACCTGTTACAACTGTAACACTATCAATTGCCCCAGCACCAGTCGTCAACAGAGAACCCGTTGCTCCTGTTCCAACAAAACCAGACAATACTCCTTCTGCGCCAGAACCATTGTTAAAAGTAATTCCTGTTCCGAAACTCCAACTATCTGTATTGCCTATAGAAAGTTCGCCAGTAACAGGTTTGATTTTTAAAACTGTAGCAGTAGTATTTGAGGTTGTGTTGACAGAAACAATTTCTGCTCTGGCATTAGTTGTATCTTGTGTGATAGTATCGCCAGCAGAAAAACCGCCACTAGCGAAAGTTGTACCACCAGTTGTGTTCTGTACTTCTATTGCTGATAGGAAAACAACGCTATCATTATTAGAAAATCCTTGAGAAGCATTTATAATGGAAACTTTATGCAGTCTTTTGTTAGAACTGTATACAGTCAAAACTTGATTATTCGTGTATGCTCCGCTCTCAGAACTTGTTCCTGAATTTAAATAATCAAGATATAAAGTTTTGAGATTAGGATCTTGAGATTCGAAACCAGTATTTGATGCAATAACTCGCGCAACTAAGTTAGCACTGTTGCGGATAAGAAATCCTTCGTAATCTTTGGGGGCAGCTGCTGATCCGGCAGCAGTTGCATCTTTTATTTTGACATAAGGAATTGCTGTTTGAAAATTAAACTGACAACCGTTGAGTACGCTTCCTCTTTTAACGATATGATCACCAAACTTCTCAATCTGCTTTTGAAGTAAAGTTTGCAGTTGATTAAGTTCGCGCACCTGTACAGGTACAGATGGTTGAAAGAGGATTTTATAATAATCTTTATCCTCTTGATAATCGTCGAAATATGGGGATACCGATAGATCGGTTTGAATTGGCATGGTTTAAAACTCCAAAATTACACGAACTTCTTCTGATTGGGATTCGAATCTTTCAACGGGGACATCATTTTGTAAGTAGATAATATTGCCCTTGGTCGGGTCTAGATCGCCTTCATATTTAGTGAACTTGATCGCATCAGACCCGCCGAGAATCGCTTCAGAAGTTACACCTTTGATTGTTGTATTTGTATTTAGTTGACCATCAACCCGTGTTAAACTGATTGAGGTAGAATTAGATGAATGCACTCTCGCAGTTGATGTTGGATTAGAACTACTGTCGCCCTGATACACCAACTCATCATTCTGGAATGTTCCGGTGATTGTTCCGAAACAACGAGTCATCTGATTATACACTTGGAAATTATATTCTGACGTTGTAGTGCCAAATCGCTCGTTAGTGTCAATCCCTGTTACATTGGCAACTGCATATGTGTTTGCACCAATTATAATGTCGCCCAATTTCAAACCATCATCAGCGTTTCTTAGATACATTCTACTTGTTGAAAACACATCATTAATAATTCCATTAGCAGTTACAATTGCATAATATAAAGAAGCATTCGCTGAAGTGAAATTAACATTATCAGTCAACTGTACTACAGAACTATTTTGAACAGAAGAAACGGTAGAAATAAAGTTATATTCAGGGTCTTCATCGCTGGTCACATAAACAAAATCCCCTGCTTTAAAGAACGTATCATATTCGCATCCACCTGAATTATCTGTGACTAGAGAATTGCCTGAATCTACAGAAACATCGCCATTCAATTGTATTTTCTTAATTTGATAAACTTTCTCGCCTACTATAAATGATCCGTCTGATCCTGGACTACTGGCAACGGAAACCTTTTCGTGATTGATCTCTACATTAGCAAAGAGCGGATCTCGAACAATACCGAATGTTCCGAAAGTATTTTCCGCTGAAACCGTGTTCGCTTCGCTACGATTGAAAGTTGTTGTAAACGACAAAGCAGTTGCTGCTATTTCAACAGCAGCATTAGAACCATGACCGCCAGAAGGTGCAAGGATTGGGCGAACAGGTGCTGTTACTGGATTGACTACTGCCCCTGCGCTTCGATTATTCTCATCAGCAGGAACACCTTTTAAAATTTCTGCGGTTGCATATGTATAGTCTTTCCCGATATTTAACATTTCAACTTTGTAAATACTGTTGGAGGCATTTGAATTGACAATTGCCCTAGCGAAAGCATTTACAGTTTGTTCGCCAGTTGATGTAATTAATACTTGAGGCGAGATATCGTATGTAGTAGTTTCATCCGGAGTGATAGCAAAAGTATTAGGATCGCTATTATCTACTCCGGCAATAGTAATTCTAACACCCGTGCCTGGAATAGAAATTGAATTAGTGATTCTTTTAAATTGCCCTGAACCTGTGCCGCCTGTTAAATGTATAATTGTGTTTGCATAAAAGTTGGTTACATCAGAAGCAGTCGTCGGTAGCAAATATGTTGTAGTATTTGATACCTGAATATCAGAAGCAGCAAACTGAGAAGAAATATAATTGTTGTAATTCTTACCCACGCTAGTAACTTGAACGGTATCAATCGTTCCGTTAATTGCGTCTCTAGAAATCGTTGTATTAGCAACAACAGGCATAAATTCTTGTGAAGAAAACTTTTTAAATGTGTCTGAATCAATACTGTACATATATTTCCATATGTACCCGTCAGAAGTTTCATAGTAATTCTCGCCTGATTCTACATCGGGATCATATTGGACATCAGCAAATAAAGGTTTTGCTGTTGAAGCAGTGTTTCCTGCATTGTATAGACATTTGTAAACGTGACGAAAAGCAATTTCGTCGACAAGAACATAATACTTTTTCTGATCTAGTTTGTCATCAACGTCATCATACATTGCATAAACAGTATTTGCCGTCCAGTCATAACGCTTTGCAATTAATCGAACATCGTTTCTAGAAATCTTTTTACCAAATATCATATTCCGAAATGGTTCTGTAACCAACTGCCTTCGACTGCCAGTTGGTTGGGCAACGTCTTCTAGCGTATCACCATCAGCAATGTGATCGCCAACGAAAGCATAATAAGAAGTGTTCGCAGATTCGTTGATCGACTCAACCAGCTGTGTCAGCATGTGAGTTTTAAATGCATTTGGTACAATTTGCTTTGGCATAATTATTTCAACTCAGAAATTTTTTCTTCTAACTGTTTAATTTTAGCATTAGATTCTTGCAATGCTTTTACAAGATATGGGACTAATTTCGTCATGTTAATTGTCTGAAATTCCTCGCCATCTTTCTCACCAGTTACAACTCCAGGAATTACTGATTGCAATTCGTGGGCGATAAAACCAACTTGCTTCTGTTCTGGATTATCTTTAAAATTAAATTCAACAACATTTAAATAATCAATCAACTCAGATACTTCGTCAACACCGACGACATTTTCTTTTACACGATAGTCAGAAGTTGTATTGAAATCAGCAGCAGTTACTTGAGTTGTTGCAGTCAAATTATCACATTCAATATCACCATTAACATCAAGTGCTGAAGAAGGAATGTCAGTATTGATACCAACTTGTTGGGATGCGCTAATATGAATCGCAAAAGTCCCTTCAGTAATTAACTTCATGGAATTATCTGTGTGGTCGTATCGAATTTCTCCGCGATCAGCAGTATTATCATTAAAGATTAAATGGTTGGTTGACGCATTTTTTACTATGAATCGATCAGAAGAAGTGACAACGTTCGTAGAAAAGGTTGGAAGTCCAGATGATGCGAACGTCAAAGAAGGATTAATTGCGGTAGAGTTATCATCAATCGCAGTCGAAGTAAAAGTAGTAGCAGTGAGAGTTTCGGCAGTTATAACATTCGCTGTAATTGTTCCGGTGGAAGTCATGTCTAAGGCATCAATGTCAACTGTCGAAGTGATGGTTCCAAAAGTTGGATTGTCGCCAGACTCATACTTGTCTTGCTTCAACTCAATGAAGTTTGTGTCCATCTCCGTATATGTTAACTCTGCGCCTTTATTGGTGACGCCAGTTGCTGTTGTTGTTCTTGTGGTAATTGCCATTCTTGTTATCCTTTAAGTTGCATCTTCAGATACATATCCTCTCAACTCAGGAGTGGTATAATCTTGTGGAGCGTATAACGTACCGCCTATGATATTAGTTGTAAAGAACTGATTACCGCTGCCCAATAATCCAGGTCTTACAAAACCTTCATCCAAAGTAGCAGTCTCAAATGTAGACGTATTGGTTTCTGTTGAAGGTCTGAGCGTATGTCTAACTGTAGATGTTTCGAATACTTGTGTATTATTTATACTTTCTGGATGTAATAATTGATTTACAACTGGAGTAAAGAAGTTATCGCCATCCGTCACAGATTCAGGACGCAACGTTGGTCTTACATCAAGAGTAAAGAACGATTCAGAACTTGCCAGAGTTGTTGGTTCAAGCAGAGTATATTGTCTTGCGCCATAGAAAGTCTGCTCTTCGGTAAATGTCGAAGGATGCAGAGTATGCCGTACAACAGGTTCAAAAATCTCTCCGCTCAGATCAAACACTGGCGGTCGGAATGTTGGTACAACACGGAACGGATAGATGGTGCTCTCGTTATCGAACCGATCAATCTTACCAATCTCAAAGTCAGAAACTTCAGTGGTAATATCAATACCAAGATTTACAACTGTTGTGCCAACATACTTGCCGAAAGGTTTTGTGCCAGCAACGTGTAACACATCTACCAATGTTTTCTTATATGTTTCGAATGGCAACGAAGTCAATACCTGATAAGAATATTCTTGATAGAAATCGTTATCGTGTAGACGCTTATCAGAAGAAAGGAATCCTTTTCTACTTGTAAAATATCCAGGAGCGACGCCCTGCCTACCCAGATTCAAATCAAACTGTGATATTTTAGAAGGAGTTTTATCCAGTTGGGCATTTATTCTTTCACCTTCCTGATATCCGAAACCAGAATCTATCACAGAGACAGATGAGATATATCCATTTCCGCTGAAAGTTTGGGAAGAAATATCTGCATTTAAACCAGTTCTATCATCTCTGCGAATTTCATTCACATAAGAAATGGTTGCTGTAATATTCGTATCAAGTCCAGTAAATTCTTCGCCTACAGTAAAATCAGTGATGTCTGACAGCGCAGTATTAGCAACCTCTTCTATTGTTGGGAAAGATGCTGTTGGTAATGTAATTCGAGTGGCATATATTGTTCTATTTGGGCGGTCGTGTTTAGTAATTACTGCGCTCGCTCCAGAGCTAACAGTATTTGATGCTTCAATGATTTCTCCAACTTTAAAATTTTTCTCTAAGTCAGAATAAATTATTTGATAGTCATACCTTTCTAAATGTTTAGATTTAGGATCGTATACAGTATAGAATGGTTCTGCTAGATATCCAACTCCTGGATTGGTTGTCAAAATTACGTTTAAAGAACCAATGTCAACGTTGGAGAAAGATAGGGCATCAGAAATAACTCCATCGAATCCGATAGATGCGTTTGCAGAAAGACCATAACTTGTAGAATTAATTACTTGATTTAAATTTGCAGAACTGATAGCATCGTCAGCATAAAAATTATAATATTCTTGCGTGTTCTGTAAACTAGAAACAGTGAAGTTCGCCTTCGTAACAAAGGAGAAAATATCAGTGTTTGAATAACTACCAGATTGCTGACCATAAGTATTAGCAGTCGGATAGAAACTGTTTACAGCATCAATCACGCCAACGCTGGTATTTGATATTTGATTTAAAGTATATTCAGCATTATCTGACTTTCTGTAGAATGGACGATTACTTCTAAATGCCCCAGATATTCTATCTACGTCAACAAGATATACTCCTTGTTCTGCATTTGCAGTTGCTAACGTCACAACAGCATTCGCATATTCACTGCCTCTGTCATTCTTCTGATAGAGTACGTCAAATCTATTCAACTGCGTGTCGCCAGTATAAGAATAATTAAAAGTAGACGTATTAGAAATAGCAATGACATTCGCTGTTGCGTTGACGAAAGAAACACTGGCAACATTCATAGTGTCAGTGTTACCAGAATTCTTTAGTTCTGTAATAGAAGTAATTATCGAATCGTTTGCATATGTGCTGGCACTATAGTTTACAACTACAACACCAGAAGTAGTATTACTTGAAACTACAGTTCCTTCGAACTCTGTATTACTGCCATCATAAGATATAACAGTTTGCCCAGAAGCAATTACATCCGAAGTGACAATGATAGAAGAATTTACAGTGGCATTATTAGTAGAAACAATGTCGCCGTTTGCATCTAGAGTATCTACAGTCAACTCAGTAATACTTTCAATTGCCGTGGTATCACTCCAGTCAATTTGTCTATATTCTACTGTAAAAGTTTGACTGTCAACGTCAACAACTGTTCCAAAAAAGATATCGTCATTTGTATCATTAACTGCTGTAACAACATCATTTGACGCAGGAACGAACGTACCGTTCGCGGCGAACTCAACTAAGTTATCTGTATTTGCTGTAAATGATATTAAATCTTGTTGTATTGTTTCAAACTGCCTAAATGCGAAGTTGTCATAAAACCAATTTTCATTTTCTACAGTAATATTATTAAATCTTATAATTTTATCAGAACCAAGGACTTCAGCTGAAGAACTGTAACCCCATCCGTCTTTCAATACTTCGAACTGAACCAATCCTGTAACATCTTCAACTTCTGAAACTCGCAATTTCGCTCTTATGCCGTTGCCGTCAACAACCGAGAGACTATCCCCGACTTGGTGTCCAGGAACAGAAGCCACAACTTCTGCTGAAGAAACTGAACCAATAATCTTAGACATGTAATTTGTAGTGAGACTAGTGGTACTAATTTGCTCGCTGGTCTGAAAATTCCCAATCACATTTGAAAGATACATTAATTCAATATATCTAGAACCCTTTCTTTTCCTGACTAATCTTTCTACGAAAGCAGTTGCTCTAGAGTCAGCACCTATAATGGTTTGCCCAACGAACTGTACGTTGTTCTCATTGTCCGGAACTTCAAGATATTGCACGTCAACATATTCATTATCTGAAAGTTTGAATATGTCGTCTCCTGGATAATATACATCTGCTTCGATTGCATAAATTAATTTAAAGAAAAGATCTACCGCTCGCTCAGTACCTTTTGATCGATAAAAGTCCAGCGAGTTTTTAATGAAAAGTCTTTTATTGGAAGCAGTATTAAACTGGATATCTGGCAGGTATTTGTTTTTAAATGAGACAATAAACTTATCAATCGTTGTATCAATGTCTCTGATGTCAACCAATTTACGAGAAAGATACTCATGGTTGAAACTTTTAGCAGTACTGATATATGAAGAACCACCTGAAGAACTTGTACAAATTGTCAGGTCATTACATAACGTGTTACATTTAAATACATCAAATTGATCTAACTGAATCAAAAACGAAGAATCATACACAGCAAGGATTTTACCTGTTTGACTTCCTTGCGTTATTGTATCGCCTTTGTTAAAGTCAGTGCTGTCTTCAAAAGTCAACAATTGAAGGTTGCTTTCTGCCCACTCATAATATGCTTTGACGAAGGCAATAAACATTTGACCTTCGTCGCGATAGAATGCTGGGAACTGTCCTTCAATTAAAGGACTGATGTATTCTTCAATCTGACGCATTAAATTCTAACCTGTTCAACTTCTACAGTAATATCTTCTGGGCGTATACTTAAAATTGTTCTTCGTTCTGATTTAATATCCAAGTCAAATGTTCTAGCGAAAATTTCAATTCGATTATTAATCAAGGATTGTGGTGTAAAATTAGATATCTGAATATAACCAGTTTCATAATTGACTGTTCCGATATCTTGTATCTTAATATGACTATTTCCTTCTTGCGCGGCGATACTTAACAAACCATCTCCGTTGTCTTCAATGAAACATTCGATTCCATTAAAAATGAAAGGAGAAGAAGAAATAATAGAAATTTCATTTTCCGGATGTGATTCAGAAAGATTGGCGATATCGTCTCTCAACTGAACTCCGAAGTCTACATCATAACTAGCAGTCAGTCCGGATGTTGGGAGAATAGTTTTAGACGCCAAAACTTCAGTATCGTTACTGATAATAGAAATTTGAGAAGAGTCAATATCAGCAAGTAATCTACTGTATCTTAAAGTTTTATTAAATCCATTAAGAACATTGGTATTGTAATTCAGTATTGCTGATTGAACAATAAACTTTATATCATTTGGAGTTAATTGCGTTTGATTGATATTATATCGAACCTTAGAATTAACTTTAACATATGTGTATTCAGGTTTTACGAAAACTGGATCGATTGAAAGGGGAGATCGTTGCTTAATGAAACTTGAATACTCTCGCGTGCGCGAAGGAGGCAGTTCGTCAGTTGTTTTCAAATCAACTGCAATAACAACTTTACCGAACCTTGGTGGATTAAATTCTTCGCCGCCGAATGCTGATACATCGTTAATTTCTGTAAACTGATTAGTCAGAAGCGTTTTATAGTCACGCGCTGTTACAACTCGCTCTTGAGTAGTAAATGCTCGCGGAGCATTAAACTTAATTGAGTCTAATGTTTCAGAAACTGTGCCACCAGATGCTGCTTGATTCACAACTACATTGGTAATCAAACTTGTACCAACTCGACCATCTGCGGCAAACAATGAAATGCCGTTGGGAAGTTCTCCGTTACATGCTCTATATTGTATTGTGACGATCGCTCGGTCCTGCGGTTTTCTACCGATAACGCCATCGCCGAATACTATTTCATAACGATTATTATCTGCTGCTTGAATAAAGAATACTTCTGAACCAGAATTTAAATCAAACAATGAATCTACTTTTTTATATGCTCTTAAAGTGCCGCCATTATCCTCTAGCACACCAACAAGCAAACTGGTAATATCTATTGTTTTATTAGAAAGGATATATCTCTGCGAATCGTTGGCATAATCTACAACAAACGTATCAGAAACGTAATCTCCTTCATATATAATAACATTATTTGCAACGAAACTGTTAGTGCCAGATGGTTGCGCAACTATGTTTTCTCCTGTCACGAAGGTAAAGTTTTTATTACCTGCTGTCCCTGTAAACGATGTTCCTCTAGGGATTACAACAGAGGCAGAAGTAGAATCACTGATTACTAAATTGACATTAGCAGTCGATGATCTAAACGACCTAGGAACATAATTCAACTCTTTTGTATGCGAGATTACAGAGTCTCTTAACAGCGCACTGTCTAGAAACATTTCGCTTCCAATCATATTTAAATAGAAACCATTTAGATAACTGTTGTATGAAAGTATATCGAGCAGAACGCTCATGTTTGAACCTTCAAAATCGTAATCTTGGAAGATAGTTTGCTGTTTTAGATAATTCTTTAAATTATCTTTGATCGAATCAAAATCTAATGTTGTTAAGTCAGCCATTTATCTTACTCTATTTAATGTGACCCTGAGTCTTTCAGGTTTTGGTGCTGACACCGTTGCGAATCTAAGGTCGATGATTAATGTTTGCTCTTGAGAATCTGTTGTAACTTCTAGATCTAAAATTCTTACTCTTGGTTCATTATTCGTAATCGCGCTTCTAACGCGAGCTTCTACTTCATCTAATACAGTTGGAGAAAAAGGTTCGAACAAATATCTAGAAATGGTAGAACCAAAATCTGGATTTCTCCTTCTCTCATATTTATTCGTCAACAAAAGATTGCGTAAACTTTGTGAGACTGAAGACTCATTAGTTTTGCGCCCTAACTGCTTGGTGAATGGATTAGGCAGAAACATATTATCAAAGTCGCTGTACAATTCAAAATCAGCATCAGTCTGCTTATACTCTTGATTGTTCTTTATGATACGTGCGCCCATTTGTTATACCTTATGCGTTTTTCGGACCATCGGTGTCGCCGGAAATAGTAAATCCATCAGAGAATGTATGAGTGTG